CCCTTATAGTGATTAGTTAGCGACGGCAGCAAGCTGCGAAATGAGGCTCTGAATGCTCGGAAGAGAAGCGGTGGTGCCGGTTGCCTGACCTTCGCCATCCGTACCGTACAGAAGTTCTTCAAGCTTTTTCATGCGATTCTCAGAAAGCTTCGTACTGTCGAAAATCAGATGTGCGGTCGGCTTGTAGCCATCGACCTTCGCCGGGGTAGTCGAGCACTCCCAAGAGAACTGCTGAAGTTCGGGCGATTCATTAACTGTGCTGTGGTTGTTCGCGGAGGGCTTAGCAAGCGCGTTGTAAACAACGTGAATCTTATAGCCCTTGTCAGTGCCTTCCTCGTCGTTGCCGATAAGAGTGCGGTAAGAGAAACCGAACTCTTTACGACGCTGCTGAGTAATGTACATACCCGGAACGGACGTTACAGAAGCGGAACCGTCGCACTCTGCAAATTCTTCAGGATACATGTACGCTTCGATCGTGAAGCCAAAGTCTTCATTCGAAAGAATGTTTGCATACTTAATATTGTCAGCATAGAACGCCGTAGGCTCGCCACCAGACGGAGATTCGTTCACCGCCGTAAGACCGTTCCACGGAACGCCAGTACCATAAGTTCCATCAGTACCTTTAGGATAGATAACACCCTGGTCTACACCAGTTTCATAAAAACGTTCGCCGTCTGCATCCCAAATAAGTTTAGGCATAGTTTATTCCTCCTAATTGTTATAAACTGTAAATACGTAGTGATTTAGATTGTCAGAAATATATGGCCTTACAAATCTTGCCCGACGATACTTACGTAATCTTTTGAGAACTTCACTGTCGGGATCTTCATCTATAAGGATTAACATATATTGCAAGTTTTGATTGTAAATATCGTTATCCGCCTGATGATTATCTATATTGTACAGGCTATAGACAATCGCAGGATAACTCATACGAACCGATGCGGGGGGCTGGAAGTACACATTTCTACTTCCTAAAATGGAGCACAGTTCTTCGTGCAGCTCAAGTCTTGTCAGCATTCCAGACACCCCCGACCGATAAAATTAACCTCGGGTACTGGAGATCAACGCTGGTTACTTTCCATTTGATTCCCAGATACTCGAGGTACTTAATTGAATGGAAGTTTTGAGTGGCAAAGGGGTCGGAAATAATACTAAATCTGTTTGATATGTTTAGATTGTCGTTAACCTGCTGAGAATTCTCATTGCGCACATAGTTCTGTAGAATATCACCGTAATAATTCTTCTCGGTTATCGTATCTTTCCAGACCCCGGGCTTTATTTCGGAGGTCTGCCCAAACCCTATCTTTCCGTGATACTTTGCCATTTTGATTTTTAGCTGTTAATTACGAACCGCTAACAATCGTCTCAAGAACAATCGCCGAATACGGCTTCACGAGAGCACCGGACAGACGGGTCTCGATCAGGTACTTCTGCTGGTTGTAGTCGATGTCGAAATCGTCGAACAGCGCAACCTGGCCGCCCTTATCTGCACCAAAGTTGTAGTCACGCGGGTTCACGATGATACCGAGCAGAGTGTGAGTATTGCCAGAAACAGTACGGGTCTTGTTCTCCATCAGTTCGACAGTCTCAATGCTGGAAACGCGCAGAGCCGCGCAGAGCTTCTCCTTGGTGTCATAAATGATACGGCCGGTGAGGTCCTCGAGCAGGAGCATGTCGGTAAGAGTGTCTTCAGTCGTCCACAGAATCGGATTGCCAGAGCCCTTATAGTTCTTGCGAGCCTTGACAGCTGCGCGAATAAAGTTCTTCGCCATAATGTTGGGATCCGCGTCATAGGTAACCAGCGTCTTGATCGAATAGAAGTCCGCATCGGTCCAAATCGGACGGATGTGGGTCTCGTCGATCTTGTCATCGGTGCCAGCAGTACGGCCATCACCAATCAGGGCTGCACGAGCGATTTCCTCGTTGAGCATAACGCGCATTTCGCCCTTGATCCATGCAACAACATCGAAGTCCGTGATGTCGATGATATCGTCGCGATCCATCTTCTGCTTCTTGTACACGGTCGTCGGCTCGGTTACGCGCTTGAGCAGCGAGAGGACTTCTTCCTTCTTCTGGTGCGCCTTGATGTAACCA